CGGTTACATTAATGCCCGTTGACTGTACGGAAAGTATCTGACTTCCTCCTACAGTAATATCGACTTGATCTGCGGCGCCAAAAAATATACCAGTGTTTGTATCACCAGTATTTGTTATTGAAGGTGCCGAGGCAGACCCATCAGGAAAACTTGCAATACCTGTAAACACAGGATTCGCTGAAGTAGCACTACTAGTATTTAGGGCAACAACTGCTTCAATCACATCCGTTGCGGATGCAATCATTCCAGAAGCGCCGGTTACACTTGTAATATCACCTACATCAACAGCGAGTTCATTAAACTCGACTCTAAACTGTTCTAGAGTATTTGATGTGGTTACATTTCTGTCAGCCATTTTCTTTTCCTAATAAATTTTTAATATCTTTTAATTCTTCTCTTAATTCGTTTATCTCTCTTACAAGTTCTCTAACTGTTTGTCTTTCAGTTTTTCTCATCATAACTTTTCTCATATAAACATCATAACCATTTTTGTCAGTATTTACAACACCTTTAGTTTCTGTATCTTTAATTAAATCACCATGTCCCTCTACTTTTAATGTACTCATTAGACAGCCAACGCAATACCTCTCAAGTCTTTTATTCTAGGTGCAATCGCACTATTAGTTCCAGTAAGCACTACCTTTAACTGAAAAGAAGTAAATTCTTCTATATCACTTGCACTAAATTTATATTCTTTAAATGTAGCGTCATCTTCAGCTTTTGTGACCGTTGTATCTTCAACGCCAGTTGTATTAAATGGTGTAAATGAGATATCTTGTAATCTTCTTGTTTCACTAGGTCCAGTTGCTCTGAAAAATACTTTTATTTCTGAATCGTTTTGAACATTTCCACTTATACGAATATCTAGAGCAGTTGACGGGTTATCTAAGTTAATAGATTTAGTTAAATATTTAGCAGCCGCACTCGTTTCTTTTGCATTTGTTTCGGCAACAAAATCAGGTGTCGTACCACTCACAGGACTATTTATTCTATTTTTGGTTACAAATACACTCATTGATTCTGTATCAATTATAGGAGATAAGTTATCTTTAGTTGTTGATAACGAATGTATTGTCCAGAAAGACTTATCACCACCCATTTCATTAGTTTCATTTATAGATGAAGGAATAGTTTGAGGTTCATTAAAGTAAATATTATCTCCTATAGGTGCATCCTCAGCGTCAGTTGAAGCAGTTAAATTGTATGCAGTTTGTGATCCATCAACCGATTTACCAGTAGTAGTTCTAATTTTAGTAGTAATTGAAGTATTTGGTAATGATATTGTAGGTATGAATAGTTGACAGTTATCTAAATGTCTATCTTGAGTAGCAATAACATCAGAACCACCAGCAACACCAGTTGCGTTTGCATTTGTAGAAAGTGTAATATCGTAAGTATCAAGTGTAATATTTGAAATACTTGTATGTGTTGCATTAAATTCACTCGCAGGTATATTATTAAGAGTTGATCCTACACCTGATATGGTTACATTTGCACTTGTACTATGCATACCATGGTTAGGATGTGATACTCTTACTACGGCAGAACCACTAGTTGTCTTAAATGCATTTGCAGCAAGTGTTCTATTTTGAACATCATCATTGACGATAGTAACCTCACCAGTTTTAGTTGTATCAAATTTAGCACGATTAAGTGTGAATTTTAAATCTTGTTCTTGACTTGCATTCCAAGTAGAACCGTTTTGTGATTTAAATAATACACCAGTTGATGGTTGTTTAGAAACTAATCTACCACTTGATAATGCTTTCTTACCAGTTTCGGCAATATATACTGTATAATCAGTAGTGTTTGCCATTAAAACTATAGCGTGTTCTGGTTGATCTGAAACATAGATAGGTGCGTCAAAAGTAAATCTAGTCGCCGTTGTACCATCAGTAGAAACATTTATATCATCTGGATTTAATGTTTTAGTTGCAAGTGGTATTATTCTATTTGTAGGATATCCATTTACTACTGGTCTTATCTGACAGGTTACAGGTACATTTGCTGACTTAGTTGCAAAAAATACATCTATTGATGTTATAAAGGCACCACCATCATTAGAAACTCGGAATGTTTGAGCAAGAGGATCAATATTAAATTGTATAGCTATATTCAAAAAGGTTGTGCTATTAGTTTGTGTTCTAACTCTATCTTCATTAACTTGAGTTCTTACTACCTGTCCTTCTCTAGTTGATACAATCAATTCTTGTTTAGTTTCAAGTATACCAGAAGCAGTATAACTAGCCTGTGCTGAAGTATCTACATCAGCTGCAGTTGATGAATTTGTACTAGAAGATGTTAGTTTAAATACTCTTTCACCTGTACGCCATCTAGGATTAGAATTAACTTTAGGATCAGGGATGGCGAATGTGCCGGTTATAGCACCGTTAGCGTCTGTAAGTAAAGAACCACCAAGTGAACCACCATTCGGGGTGACATATGAAGTAATAGCAAGATTATCAAAGAAAGGATAAACTCTAGTGCTTGGTCTCAAACCAGTTGCAGTAAATGTTACCGTTCTTGATCTCACAAAAGGAACAAAGGCAACATTTATAGTTCTATCACCATGACTTCTAGATACTGTTCTAGGAACTAAAGAGGTTCTTATTCCTGTTCTTCGTTCTCCTATTCTTGTTGTTGTAGTAGTAGTTCCAAAAATCGAGAAGTTGACCGTAGTGGTTGTTGGCACACCAGTCCAAGAATTTTGCCATTCATTCCATACTGTGCCTAATGAATTTTGTACATTAGGATTATTTTGCATAGTAGCAAAGTTATCAGCACCTTGTACTATTAAATCAGGCGCTCTTTCTACTTCTTTCCACTCATCTCTAGAAGGACTTAGTGCTACTTGACCAACAAATTTAACAACATCAAATGGATTAATATTTTCAGTTTGTGTTGCAAAGGGTTGTGTTATTTCTGCTTCTTCAGTATAATTTAGTGTTATGAAATCTCCACTTTTCTTATAATTAGAATTTGATCTTGTTGTATCAGTTGCTGTTGCACCATTTGAATCTGATTCTATTAATTTAACAGCGTCTGTAAAGTGTGTAGGTCTTGCCTCGCCTGCTGCCATGTCCATAGCAATATTATAATCACTATTTTGTACATCACCCACATCATGACCAGTAAAGTTATCTACGATAAATCCATTTTTAAATCTATCAAAACCATCGGCGTCTTGTATCTGTAAATTTTCTGCAGCTGCTTCTAGTAGAGAAAGTTGAGTATAGTATTCAACATTTTCTATTCTTCTCTCAAGTTTACCAATATCTCTCATAGTATATCGTCTGTTATCTTGAGCAAACAATTTTACATCAGCAGGATCAAAAGTATATGCAGGAATCTCTAATGTATATAAATGCATAGCGTCATCTATATTACCAGGTACTCTAGGTAATGTTGAAGGTGCACCTTTTAATATACTAAAATCTCCTTCTTTAGTTAAGAATATTTTATCAATTCTATTTAAATAGTGTTCTAAGTCAGCAGTAATAAGAGTTCCAAATTTAGGTACATCAATCGCAGCAGCACCAGTGCCCTCAAATTCTCTATCGTTGCCACCAGAATTAATTGTTGAAGCGTCATCTACTCTAGGTCTAAAGTCTAAACAATCTCTTAGTTTAAATTTTTGACCAGTTGTATCTGAAGTATATTCAGGAATAGTTTCGTATTGTGCTGAAGGATAACTATCAACACTAAAGTATTCACCAGAACCATGAGAATAAAAACTATATGTAATTAATAATCTACCAGTAATTGTAATAGCGTTTTCTTTTTTAATCAATCTTCCTATATCATAGAAGTTATCTCTTTGTCCTGTATCGAGTGTAAATCTATCGGTGACATTTGTATCACCAGTTGTTGCATTTGTACTAAAATCAGCGGCCATATGAACACTAGTAAGTGTATGAACATCTGCCTTACCGATACTAATAATATCACCTTGACAAAGTGCTTGTGTATCAATCTGTTTTGTTTGTGCTGTATTGTCTGTTTTATTTTTTTGACCTGCAGTACTTCTAGCAATCGAAGTGATTACTTTCACTTTAGCAGAACCATAACCAGCGCCTAAGGAAATCGCTAATGTACCACCACCTGTACCAGATAATTCATTTGAAGTTAGTTGAATTAAATCACCGACAGAACCAGTACCCGGTGCAGTTTCTAAACTAAGAACATAATCAACATCAGCGGCAGATAAGAATGTCTCACCAGAACCAGCAGATAGTGAAATTGAACCAGAAGATAAGTTACCTATAAATGTTCTTCTTACTGTATAACTTGTATCTGTTTGTAAACTGTTTGAAGTTGTTAATAATGTTTTAATAGGTGTATATGGTAATTTAAATATAGGAGTATTTTTAATTGCGTCATTTACTTTTGCTCTATTTCTAGTTGCTACTTTAGAAGTTGCAACACCAGAACCACCAACAGCAGCAGAAATTTCTAATTTAGTATTACTCTCTATACTTTCTACAATTTTTGTAATTGTTGAACCAGCATTATCAATAAATGTAATCTGATCGCCAATAACCAATTCAGTTTCAAAATTAGTACCAGAACCAGTAACCGCAGTACCAGAATTTGCAATCGAAATATTTCCTGTTAATGCAAGTCTTGAACCGTATGTTGCGGATAAATCAGCGTCAGCACTAAAATCTTCATTTGCAGTAGCACTATAAAGTTGTTTTACAGAAGCAATATTTCTAGTTGTAATTCCTTTACGACCGAAAGCACTAAATTGAATTGTTGCAGTATAAGTTGAAGTTGCACCAGTTATTACTTCATTTTCTGTAAATGCACCTTGAACATTTGAAAGTTGTACTGTATCATGTTTTGCAGTTGCACCCGAACCAGAATATGTTTGTGAAGAACCTACAGCAGTCGGTGTGCCTCCAGAACTTGCGTCTGAAAATACTTTAAAAGTTGTACCAGTAGGATCTTTAACTGTAAAGTTTCCGTTAATGTCAGTCATACCACCAACACCCGCAATCTTAACTACTTGACCTTCTTTGAATGAATGTCCAGCAGACATAGTAACCACGACAGGAGTTGCAGTTGTAGCGCCAGTTATAGTTGCAGATTTTTCAGTTGATACACTTTCGACAATAGCAGTTGCACCCGAAGTACCACCAGTAATTTTTTCACCAGTTGTAAATCCAGAAGAATTACTAATTACACCATCAACCTCGATAGTGGTAAACATTTCTACATCAAATAGATATGCTTTAAATACACTTGTTTGAGCGAATGTTTTACTTGAAGCAGTACCAGCAGCGTGTTCGAATCCTCTTATCCTTGCACGACCAATTTCAGAGTCAGAAACAGTTGACTTAGCACCAGGAGTACTAGTCAATTCACTCATTAAACTTACTGTACGATAAGGTTTTACATCTGAAGCATTTGAACCGGTTACAACGCCCATATCAGGAAGACTATGTACATTGTTTACATGAACAAAGTTTCCTAAATCAAATTGGGTTACATTATTATTAACAGTTGTGAAATCTCTTGCCTTATCAATATCTAAAATGTTTTGAGCAATACGATCTATTTCATAACCTTTAACATATGCTTTACCAGGAGACATTAATCCCGCTAACATAGCAGTTGAAGCGGTATTACCTTTATCAGTTGTTGAACTATTAGAATAAATTCCTCTATTATCGCCAGATAGCACACTCTCTCTTAATTCAATACCAAAATCTCGAACTGAATAATCACCAGACTCATCAAAAGTTCTTCTTGCTAAAGTATCTTCAATAACATTAAATTCTGTAGCACGAACTTGTCTTACTAAAATACCATTTACAATTCGTGCTAACTCGATAAACGAAGTATCTGAAGTTGAAGTAAGTGCTAATTTTGCTAAAGTAAGGGTAATCTTTAATCTATGAGCACCTGGGGCATTTTCGTTTGAAGAACCGGCAGCATTATCGTTTAGGTTACCATCTTCAGCAGGCGTATTTGTTATTTCATTAACATTAAGACCTATTCTATAAGAAGGTGTATTTGTATATTTGTCTAGTAGTAAAGTTTGTGCTTCGTTTTGTACAAAAAATCCTCTTGTATAAAAAACTCCTGCTTCTATTTGAGTAGCAGAACCTGTATGACTAGAGGTAACATTACAAGAGATTGAAGTATTTACTCCACTAATTGATACTGTCGCAGTAATTGTTTCACCATTAGAGAATCTTGATGTAGCATTATTAGAACCTGAATTTATGTACTTAACAAATATTGTATTAGGGTCGGTACCATCAGTTGCAAAGGTATTTACGACAGTTGCTTGAACACCAGAAGTACCACCAGTAAATGTACCTCCAACTAAATTTGCAATATCAGCGGTACCAGAAAATGAAGAAAGTTTTACAGATTCATATTCTGTATTAACAGAAATTTGACCAGGTATAACCATAGCACCTTCTTTGAAGATGTTATTACCAAATCTCTCAATTTGTTTTTGTAAAATAGTTTGTGCTTGGGTTAACTCTCTTGCCTGAATAGCATAAGAAGGTCTGAATAAGACTCTATGATAGTTATTACTGTCAGCGTAATCGTCATAGTATGGGCTGACATTAAAATCTGTTAAGGTTGCCATTTATATCTTTCTAGAATTCAATAATTAATTTAATATTTTCTGTCTGGTCAGAAGCACGGGAAATAGGCGACCTGTGTTCTATATAGATTACATCTCCTGAATCAGGTTGTATTTCGGGATTAGAATAACCGGAAGAGAATACAACAGCATTCACAGTTGCACTTGAACCTGTATCTGGAGTTGCAGTTGCACTTGAACTTTGTCCTGTTATTACATTGTTACCACTAAATGCAGTTAAATTTCCGTTTGCGTCTGTGCCATAATCTGGGAATCTAGTTTGACAATAGTATAAAATTTTATTATCAGAGTCCCAAGATACTACTCTACCTACAGCACCAGTAGTTGCTTGATTTATTTCTTCATCAATCGTAAATGTGCCTGGTGTAGGAGAAGAAGCAATTTTAATTGCTTTAGCGCCTCTTAGTGTAGTACCAGATGAAACAGTTGAAGTACCGAAGTTTGTTGGGTCTCTTACAACACCTACTGTTCTAAAATCGTTTGTTGCAAGAATATCGGAAGTACCTTCACTACCAGTTAAATCTGTATTCATCATTACGAAGAAACCACCTAATTCTTTTACGGCGTCTTTACCGTGACCACCTTTAGGTGGAATAATTACATTTAAGTTTACACCAGATCCGTTACCTCCGGCATTAGTTGCAGCGATTAAATCTGCATTACGAATATAAGCATATGTGTATCCTGTACCAGCAGTTGTGATTGTAACCGCACTTACTGAACCAGATGTAAGAGTTGCCGAAGCAATACCACCAGAACCATCACCACGAATAGGAACAGCAGTAATTGTTCCTGAAGTTGCACCACCACTCACATCATAATTAGAACCACCAGCGGCAATTAGAACTGTATCTAACGCACCATTAACAGCAGCACTTGAAACAGTTGAATTTGTTGATACAGGCATAAAATCAGTTGACACAAAGTTTGTAACCTGTGTTGTACTTAATGAATACATATATTTCCATCTGTATCCATCAGCGGTTGAAAATATAGAATTTGAAGTAGAAGTAGGTTCACTAGTTGACGCAGTTGCACCATCATTTTCTATAACTTTATAGACAGCATTACTTGAATTAATTACATAGAAAGCAGCGTCAAATAAATTTGTTGCACTACTTGCTGTTGTGTTTGAAGCACTTATATTATGTTCGTACATATCATAAGTTGTGCCAGTTGTCCATGTTCTTTTAGGAATAACTTGAGAAACATCTGAAGAAGCAATCTTTTTAAGTCCAAGAATTTCATCATAGTTGTAGAATTCTGATACTACATCATCATTTGGTGTAGGTGGTGTTGAATCAGTACCCTCTACTATTGAATTTCCTTGAACATCTACATCTGTTTGCCAAGTAGATGATCTACCGATAAACAAATAATACGCAGTTGGAGCAGACTCAGAAAATGATTCTGTAAACTGTTCAGCGTTGTTAAGTCTAAATTTTGAAGTGATTATTGCAGCCATTGTTTTTTCCTATTTAACTATTTATACAAACTTAATGAAGGTTTACCCAGTTACCTCCACTATATACTTGTAATTTATCATTTGTTGAATCATATACGACAAGTCCATTTTCAGCAGCAATACTTTCTTTTGTTGCGAGTGAAACTACTGGAGCTCTCATAAGATCAGTTGCCTTTAATACATCTACAATCGGCATAGTACCATTATCAATATTAATTGATCTATCTGCAGCTTTAGTAAAGAACATATCTACTGTCGCAGTATATGAAGTGTTATCATCTGTACCTGCGATAACTACTGAAGGTGTAACCGTAACCGTAAAATCATTTACACCATCAATCATTGTTAAAGCGTCTTGTATTGAATATTCAGCAGTCTTTGTAGAACCAGGCGCTAATGCACCTGAAGTAAATGCGGCTACGATTGAAGGATCAGTTGCAATACTATTAGAGTTAATTGATACACCGAAACTTGCGAAGGTAGGTACGAAACTAGTTGTTGATCCGCCTGCAGGTGTAATCTTAATTCTGAATGTCAATTCACCTTTATTAAGTGTTTTATCTGATGAATTAAATGTAGCAGAAACAGCACCGAATGAATTTGAAGTTGAACCGTCTTTTGTTAATGATCCAGAAGCAATACTTTTGGTTATAATTGATCTTTGTGAAGAACTATCACCAGGGTGTGTATTATCAGCAGTATATCCAGATGAACCAGTTGTAGCAGTGATACCACCAGTTGTACCTGCAGTACCAGTTGTTGTAATACCACCAGTTATATCACCAACAAAGTTAGTTGAAGTAACCGAAGATAAACCAGCAAAAGTTGTAACCGTTGCCCCTAGAGCAACAGCAGTACTACCGATTGTAACCGAAGAATTTGTAAGTGAACTATTTGCAATAGCAGATATTGTATTAGCACTACCGGCAATAGTTTTGTTTGTAAGTGTTTGTGCTGTAGAAGTGAATAAAGTATCTATTTGAGATAACAAAGCACGACCTTCAGTACCACCATCTGAAACTAAAAATTTATCACCAACAGCAAGTGTTGCACTTTCTAAATCATTTGCACCATCTATATTAACAACCGCCTCAACATTACCATATGATAACTGTCCTGATCCGTCTGTTTTTAAAACTTGATTGGCAGAACCATCTGCTTGCGGCCAAGATTGACCATCTAATACGATTGAACCTGAACCGTTAGGTGCGATAACAATGTTGTTATTACTTACTGATACAATTTGTTTTGCGTTAACATCTAGATTACCACCAAGTTGTGGTGTTGTATCTTCAACAATGTTTGCAAGTGTACTAGGTGCTGCCGTAGTAAATATTGAACCGTTGTAGGTTAATACATCACCTGTACTCGGTGATCCTAAACTAATTTGTAAAGCAGTACCATTACCTAATGCAGTATATAACTCACTAAAGTTATCATTTACTATATCACCACCAGCACGAAGAGTACTGCCCCCTCCATCGTTTGCACTTGATCCTAAATTGATTGATTGTTTTGCCATATGAACTATTTATAAGATTAAGTTAGATCGTCCTCATCAAAAGTTGTGTTTGAACTGTCAAAAGTTTTAGTAGTTGAAGAAAAATCCCCTACTGTATTAGAAAACTCGATTGGGAACGCAATATTCGTTCTCAAACTTCTACTATTATTAGTAGGATCTTCTAATTCTGCTAATGTTAATGTAGTACCATTCAAAGAACTATCTAACATTCCTGATAATTTATAGTTTCCCCATTGTGAAACAGGCACACCTGTACCTACATTATATGGTCCTGAATATAACCCAAATTGAAATGCATTTTTCAGTCTAGGTCCTGCATATGCGAATCCATGTTTTCTGACTTGACCTCGTATTTTGAAACCAAAATCTTCAGAATCACCTACTATTTTTACAGTCAATTTTCTGTTTACGGTAACATCTCTAGTGCCGGCAGTATGTGTATTTCTATTATCATTACCCACAACAGCATTTGCTCTTAAACTTGTACTATCAGTTGTTGTTCCTGCTCTTCTACCAAATACAGTAGAGAATAAGAATTTGTAAGTCGAGAATAATGGTGTATCTATAATACCTGATACAACACCTTCAACCGGTATGGAAATTTGACCACTTACTTTATTTTGAATTCTAACAAGACCGGTCACAGCAAATCCAGATGGGTGAATTGCCTTTTTAATGTAGTCTCTCCATTTAGTAATAGTTTCACCTACTTTTACAACATAAGAATAATCTTGATAAAATAAACTGTCTTGAACTCGTTTATCTTTTTCTGAAATAAATCCATCTTGAGTTGTATATTCACCAGTTTTTATAACTTTTGTATTAATAGTTGAAGTAGCAGTTGCTTGATCTACTTTTTGAATTAATGCTGTTCCTGATCCAGAAAATGTTAGAGTTTGCCCTGCTACAACAGCACCACTTGCCGTTGTAAATGAAATTCTATTTGTACTTGTATCAATAGATTTTAAAGTACCCGTTGTACTACCACTACCAGTAAATGTTTGATTAGTTGTAATTGTGCCCGTTGATGTTTTAAAAACAGCATTACCTTCTAATACGACAGTTGGTGCTGATGTATAACTAATTCCTTGATCTAAAATTTTAAACTTTTTAATTCTACCGATTTGACTACCGTATGTTTTAATTACGGCACCTGAACCACTATCACTTGTTACCGTAGCGGTTGGTAGAGAACTCATTCCAAAACCTGCTCTTGTAAGTCTAATATCTGTAATATCTTGTGTTGCTGATGTTCCTGTCTCTTGAACCATTTTATTTCCATCATAAGGGTCGCCGGCTTGTGTACCATCTTCTAAAACAATATGACTTTCTGTTTCTGTTGTAGATGTACTTCCTTCATTTAAATTAAATCCTCCGTTTACAACAGCAACAACCGCTTCAGCGCTTGCACCATCAGAATTTGTATAATTAAAAGTAATTGGATCACCTATAGCGTAATTTGCACCACCATTTGAAACAATAATTTCATCAAGACCACCTAATCCTACTTCTTCAATTAATGCAGTAGCACCAGAACCACCACCGCCAGATAAAGTGACCGAACTATCAGTAGTATATAAATGACCGTCATTTGCAATATTAACATTTTCTAATATTTTTTTAATTGTGCCTTTTGCAACCTTTGTTTCGTCTATATTATCAACACCTATTATTGTTGCATTTTCTAAAAATGTTCCTGTTATTGTTTCGGTGTTCAATTCTAATTCGTATAAGAATACACCTCCAATATTAAAGGCGGTAACATTTTCTACTAAAGCACTTGCAATATTAGCACCACTTGTCATTGTAATAGTTTTACTTGTAAGATTTAATACATTACCTGAAGTCTGTAAAACTCTTAAAATTCTTTTACTTGAAAATTTACCGATAGATGGTTTTAATATGTCTCTATTAGGATAATAGATATCAGGAGTTTCATTAAATAACATTTGAAAGAAAAGTTTGTTTGCTTTTGCAGTACCTTTGGCACGATATAAACCTTTAATGTTTTTCATCGCCTTTCTTTTGTCAACATCTGTAAATAGATTTTCAGTTATACCTGACATAAAAGATTTTCTCATATCAGATAAAAAATCAAATAATGTTTTATCAGAATCTGCTAAATTTAAAAACTGTTGAATATTTTGTACAGGATTACCTCTATATTTACTGACCTTTGCAGTTGCACCAGAATTTGTTCCTGTAATTGTTTCGCCAGTTTTAAATCTTGAGTTTGCCGATATGAATAGTTTTGAATTTGAAATATCAGGACTTAGAATAGTTGAAGTTGCACCCGTAGTTTGACCTGTAATAATTTCACCTAAAGTAAATGCAGAAGCAAAACCATTACTCTCTAGTAAAGGTGCCGAACCATCTTCATTTATTATTCTATCAGTTAATGTTGCATTTTCAGTTTCTAATAATATTTCATCTTGCTCAGAAATATCTGTAACCTGCATTTCGGCAGATTCCATAAAAATAAAATATGATTTAATAAATTCAGTAAATCCTGGATGTTCTGATTGTATATACTCGGGTGATTGTTGACCTACTAGAGAAGATAGTTTTTCTTTTAAGGTGTAATAATTTTCCATTTTAGTATGATGTTGTTGTTATATATCCTACTCCAGATGAACCAGAACCAGACGCAATCGTATCAACCTTACCAGTAATTGAAGAGTTTGATGTATCAATACTTAAAATTTGTCCTCTTACTGGCGCAACATCATTTGAACTAGGTTTTGCGGTAACTCGTATCGAAGTTGAAACAGCGCCGTCTACATTAGATATTGAATTTATAATTGCAGAAGCAATTTTAATTTCACCTGTAAGATAATTAACAGTACCCCAAGCATTGTTGTCGTATGTTTTAACACCGGATACTAAATGATATAATCGAATATTGCCACTACCATCATCATTGAAAAAATATTCAGTAGTTGTATCAACATTTAAATAAAATCCTGTTGATTGAATAACTCCAGCACTTGAATTATGTCCAGTATGAGGATTATAAATTGCATTATTAAATCCTATTGTGTATGCTTGTGATACTAAAGAAGTTGTGATAGGTTTAAATAATTGATACATCTGAACCGTTGTTATATTACTTAATATAGAATTATCGATATTATCAATTAATCCTGTTAATGCAGAATGTCTAAACACACCTACAAAATTATCTAAGTTGTCATCACTATAATTTTTAACAACAGTTTGTATTTTATTTGCAAGTGTTGTGGCATCCTCAATCGTTGCATTACTATCATATTTGAATGTAGTTTTTAAAGTAATAAAAGTTGTTTCAGGATCAGTAATTACTGGTCTAATTGAAGCGACAGCAAAATCTTCTAGTTGTGTTTGAATACTTGTTTTATCGGCGTTTGTAAGTATTGTTCCGTCTTTTGCTTTAACAGATATATAAACTCTACCATACGCTGGCACGGCATTATCTTCACCACCCCATACTTGAATTGCACTTGCGGCTGGGTATATTTTTTTCACTAGTACTTTATAATCAGCGGCAGTAACCGCTCTATCTTGAGCAGAAAATTGTAAAGGGGCGTTTAGTTTGACAGAAGCGATAGTTTCAGCACTCGTACCACCAGAAGATTTTGAAATTGTTTTTGTTGTTGATGAAAAACCACTTATTGTTCCCGAAGGTGTAAATGTGTTTGCACCATTTGAAGCACCTTTATTGGTTACAATGTAAGTTAGTTTTATAATATTACCATCAGAGGGTTTAAATCCGGTAACACCATCACCAAAGTATATTTCAAATTTACCATCTTCTACCTCTTGACAAAAATAAACTTTACTTGTTGAGGTTACTCCTACTTGAGAACTTGCTTTTGTATATGTGAAACTTGTTGTATCTGAAACTGAATTTTGAACTAGTACAGATAAAGTTGTTATATCAACATTATTATTAGGTACAACATATCTTTGCTCTTCATTTGTACTATTAATCGTATATTCAAAAGTGACCCTAGTGCCTTCGTATATGTTTACATTTGAGAAAGTATAAACACCGTCAGTAGGTGTAATTGATAAATCGGAATTGGTAACATATGTGTATGAGTCACCGTCTAGAGTTGAAGTAAATTTTGTACCTGCAGGCATTGTCACCGAATCGCCTGTAGCATTAGTAAGGGTTACATCAATGATAGCAGTTGGTGAAATAGGAGATGAGGGAGTATATCCTAACATCTTTGCTAATGAAACTACACTAGAACGCAATTCAGCAGAGTCTAGGAAACTTTCATTTGCTGCCATGTTGGCATTAAATCCTAAATAGTGTGTGTTGTATGCGAGTAGATCAAGAAGAACTGCCATACCAGAACCTTCAAAATCAAAATCAATAAACTCACTTTGATTTCGTAAGAACTGTTTTAAATTATTTTTTATCTGGTCAAAGTCTAATTCAGTAACCTGTAATTTTTTTGTTTCAGTTGCACTAGTTGTTGTTGCCATTTATCTTAATCTTTCTAAAAATGTATCAATCGTAACCGGTTCAGGATGATTAACTACATAAAATTCTAACATTATATTGTATTGGTTTTCGTCAGGATTTCCTCTGACAAGAACTTGAATTAATCTTACTCTTGGTTCATAATTAACCAATACTTCTTCAATTTTCTTTGCTAGGTATATTTCTGTAAGAGCTGTCATATTTTCGAATAACAATTCTCTTATGCCTGATCCTAATTCAGGGTGAAAAAATCTTTCATAATGATTTGTGTTGATTAGATTTCTAACACTTCTTTTTACAGCATTAACGCCATCTATTTTCACAATATCATTTGTCACCGAATTTCTAGTAAAATTCAAGTTTAAGTCTTTCCAGACCTTAGTGCTTTTACTATTGTTTGTCGAAGCGGCGTCATATGTCATACTTCTATTTATATTGGTAAGAACAGATAATTTCAATATTCTGTCTATATATCCTGAATTATAATGTAGTCTGATTGTGAAGGTATAAGTTGTATCTGAACTTACAGCGGGTGCTGTTCCTTCTATTCTGTTATTAACTAAACTTAGACCCTCTGGTAAACTACCTGATTCTAAAGTCGTGTAAATATATCTGAATGCCTGACCTCCTGCCGCCTTGAATTGCTCAACATAAGTAGGACTATCATCAATTAATATCCTATTTGCACCACCGAAAGGTCCTTTATCAAAATTTTGAGCAAAGTTGATACTACCTGTAGGAGCAAATGATGAAAGATTATTATTTACCCAAGTTGTTTTTTCACTATTACCTGTCGTACCTGCTTCAGTTGTTAATATAGAATAACTACCATGTATTGATTGTACTAAATCTAATAAACCTTTACCATTATCTAAAAATGCTTGAGGTAATAC